CCCACTCGACGCTGGCATAGAGCCTATCCAACTCTCGATTCGTTCACGCTACGAACGTTAAACAATAAAGGAGGCCGCTATGGATGAAAATTCTAGCACTAATGACGCTAACGAAGACATTACCCTAAGTTTCGACAACGAAGGTAACGACACCGTAGATCCTACTACACCAGCAGAATCGTCACCTGCAGAAACCAAAGAGGAAAAGGCTGAAGCTCCAGAAACGGAAGCCGAGGAAACCAAAGACAGTGGGGACACTGAAGAGTCTGAGGAATCTAACGCAGAGGAAACAGAAGAAGGAAAGCCAAAGGCAAAGAACAACGCCGAGAACCGCATACGTACTCTTGTAAGTGAGAAGCGTGAGTTGCAACGACAAGTGGAGCAGTTAAACGCCCGAGCGTACAAGCCCCTCACTGCAGCTGAACTACAAGAACAGGGTATGGACGAGATTGACGCCAAGATTGAGGCTATGCGCCAAGAGAATGCCGTCAAGGAGTACAACACCCACGTAGTAGAACTCACGAACGACCTTAATATGGAATCTATGCAAGTCTTGTATGACTTCCCAGTCTTTAATCCAGAGAGTAAGGATTACGACGAAGACTTTGCAAAGCTTGCAGCTGAACAATACATGAATGTTTCAGGTATTCAGACAGATCCTAAGACAGGCCAGATCGTACAGGCAAATGTTCTCCCGTACAAATTTTATGAAACACTGTCTAAGATCCATGAGCGAGGCGCACAACGAGGTCAGATCAACGGAAAAAAAGCTGCCGAAAGGGAACTTGCTGCCGCTGACACAACGGGTGAATCTACGACTCAGAAAGCAACGACTGATCCTATTATGGACATCTTGCTTAAGGGCTTAGACGACTAACTAAAGAAAGAATAATAATGGCACAAAATTTCGCTAGTGCTTCACTGAAGGTTCTTGACGAACGATACTTCGTGAAAGCAAAGACTAACGACATCATTAACAAAGGTATCCGCCTTGACTTTAATGGTCGCCAGTCTGTAACAATCTACAACGTAAGTGTTGTAGCAGAAACTGACTACGTTCGTGGCGGTTCAAACCGATTCGGACAACTAGTCGAACTGGGAACAGGTACACAAACCTTTACCCTTTCACAAGACAAAGCATGGACATACTCAATCGACCGTGGTAACTGGGCTGACAGCATGATGGTTACAGAAGTTGGTGAAAGCGTTAAACGACAAGTTCGTGAAGTTGCTATCCCTACTACTGACAAGTACCGTCTTGCAACACTACAAGCTTACGCTGTAGCGAACTCACAATCACAGGTTACTGTTGTTACTAACGTGAACGCTTACCAGACTTATCTAGCTGCTAACGTTTACTTTACTAACGCATTAATCGAGAACGAGAACATCCACGTCTTCATGACTCGTACATACTACAACCTTCTCCGCCGAGACGCTGAGTTCAAGGTTGCCTCTGACGAAGCATACAAAGACGTAAAGAGTGGTGACGTTAAAATTGTCGATGGAATTACAATTCACATCGTTCCAGCAAGCTACCTCCCAGCTAACACTGAATTCCTATTCACAGCTGACGACGTACTTGTAGCCCCAACTAAGTTCGACATGATCCGTACTCTTAATGAAGTACAGGGTATTGACGGATGGGTTGTTGAAGGACGCCGATACTACGACGCATTTATCCCTACCAACCGTGGTAAGGCTATCTACGCTGTCATGGCTGCCTAATTAAGTTAAATAAAGGAGAATAATACTATGGCTATTCCTAAAGGAATTGCACCACAAGAAGTTAACGGCGTCACTGGCGACGTTAGCAAGAATGGTGTCTATGTATTTGAAGCAACAGATGAGCTAAACAACAAAATTGGTGAGAAGAAATTCCTCGAAGCTGTTGATCCAGCTCAAGCCGATGCTTTCATTCACCTTGGTTGGCGTGCAGCAACAGAAGCGGAAACTGAAGAGTACCGTGAATCTGCTGCAGACGCTAAAAAAGAGGTGCGTGAATCCCTCTCAGCTCCAGAAAAACAGGCTGAAAAAGCCGCTGAAGAAGCTAAGAAACTTCCAGAACAAAACGCTGCAGAAGTAAAATCTGCTAATAAGAAATAAGGATAAAATATAATGGCAAATACGATTCAAGCTCACTACGATCGCTCAAACGTGACCGTAACGGCTAACAAGACTCTTACTGTTGCAGACAGTGGTATTGTACAGAACGTCACAGTTGATGGAGTTACTATTACTCTTCCAGCTACAGTTGACGGTGCAGTATTTACTATCCGTAACGGTGGATCATACGACGGTAAAGTCGGTATCACAGTTGCTCCACAAGCAGCTGATGGTGTTACAGGAAACGGTTATACCGCTACTGTAAACAAAGGTGCAGTGAACACAAAGGCTACAGCTAAGACTGGTGACGAAATCACTCTTCTTGGTAGTGGTGCTACAGGCACAGGTGGTTACTTTGTACAAGAAGTAATCGGTACCTGGGCAAGAGTTGCGTAGTTAAATTGGGAGAGTGGGGTCTCCCTCCAAATATTAAGGAGAAACAATGGCAACTAAACTGACCAAGAAGAACGCTTTAATCTGTGGTGACGACAGAAGTCTCATCGTTACTTTTCCGATGGATATTACGGGATACCAGGTGTTCTTTACTGTTAAAGACATCAATGGCCTAACTCCAGATAACGATACAGATGCGATAATCGCTAAAGATATTACAAACGGTATTACTATACTCAGTAACGTGGCAACCATTGCCCTCTCAAACACTGATACTAGGGTCACTCCTGGGCAGTATGTATACGATATTCAGGCAGTATCACCACTAGGAAAAGTCTCAAGTACAAAACAGCAGGACATTGAATTTGTCCAAGATGTAACTAAGGATATATAATGCAGCCAATTGACGTGAACGTGGATCTTGACGATGCTTTAAACGTAGACATTTCATTGGCTGCTCCTATATCTGTACCGATTACATTAGCGCCTGACGTTATTATTAGCGTGGACGTTGATGCAGTTGGTCCAGCTGGCCCTGCAGGGGTTGGTATTCCGTCGGGGGGTACAACAGGCCAGATCTTAAAGAAGAACTCCAATACAGACTACGATACGGTCTGGGATACGGCATCAGGTAGTGGAACGGTCACCTCGGTTAATGGGACAGGCGCTAACGGCGTATCTGTCAGTGGTGGTCCTATTACAAGCTCGGGCAGCCTCACAATTGGTCTTGGAGCTATCACGCCTTCAAGTGTGGCAGCTGTGGGTACAGTAACAGGGTCTAACTTGTCTGGGACAAATACAGGTGACCAGAACTTATCAGGATACGCTCCACTTGCAAGTCCTGCTCTAACTGGCACGCCTACAGCCCCTACAGCGACGGTTGGGACGAATACGACACAACTAGCTACTACAGCCTTCACTGTGGCTCAGATAGCCTCCAATGACGCTCTAGACGTACACATCGCAGGCCCTGAAACTATCACGGGCACTAAGACTTTCACACCAGCACCTATTCTTTCTAATGGTCTTCAAACGACAGCCATTACTCCTCCAGCTTATGCGGCTGGTCAACTTTACTTCGATTCCACGACGGATGCTCTTACATTCCGTAACTCAGACTCAAACGTCTCATTACAAGTTGGACAGGAAGAATGGATTAGAGTTGTTAATAACACAGGCTCTACTATTGCTAACGGGGCAGCGATTTATCTAAATGGTGCCTCATCTGGTATGCCAACGATTGCATTAGCTCAGGCGAATGCTCCTGGTACTACCGTTGTAGCAGGTCTTACGACGGAGAGTATAGCGAACGGTGCTACAGGCTTCGTCACATGCATCGGGAATGTAAACGGTATAGATACCTCTGCGTTCACGGCAGGCCAAACGGTTTACCTTTCTTCTACGGTAGCTGGAGGACTTACAGCCACAGCCCCTTCTGCACCTAACTATAGGTATCGAGTTGGTATTGTAGGGGTCTCCTCTGCTTCAGTAGGAACAATCCACGTTACTCCTTCAACTGCCTCCTTAGGAAACGGTACTGCTAACCAAGTCTTCGGTATAAATGCCGCTGGTACTGGCCAGGAAGTAAAAACAATTCAAGGGACGGCCTCACAAGTTACAGTTACCCATACGGCTAATACTGTTACTCTATCTCTTCCTGCTTCTATCAACGTCCCAACTACTAGCTCTGCTGCTACCCTTACAACTGCGAGAACTATCGGAATACTTACTGGTGATATCACTGCCACTGGATCAACTTTCAATGGATCTGCAAACAACACAAACGCTACTACTCTAGCGACAGTCAACTCTAACGTAGGATCTTTCGGTTCTGCGTCTCAGGTAATGACTCAGACGGTAAATGCAAAAGGCCTTACGACCGCAGCTGCTAACGTATCTATCCAAATTGCTGAATCACAAGTTACGAACCTTGTTACTGATTTAGCGGCGAAGCAAGGAACTCTTACACTAACGACGACAGGTGGCTCTGGAGCTGCCACACTTGTTGGCAACACACTAAACATTCCTATCTACTCAGGGGGAGGCGGAGGTTCTGTTACATCTGTTACCTCTGCAACAACTGATGCAACTGTAGCTAATACAACTACCACACCAGCGATCACGATTGTAGGTGCTCCACAAACGGACATAACGGTTACACAGACTGCTCACGGATTCTCGCTAGGAACGCCCGTTTATTGGAATGGTACAGCTTATGTTGCCTCTAAAGCAGATGCAGCAGCTAATGCGGGTGTCGAAGGACTAGTATCTACTGTAGTAAATGCTAACTCGTTTATCCTTACTGAGAATGGTGGCCCAATTACTGGATTATCTGGGCTAACTTCTGGTTCGATTTATTATGTATCTCCTACAACGGCTGGCGCACTTACGGCTACAGACCCAAGCACAGTCGGACAGGTCTCTAAGCCAGTAGGTAAAGCCCTCTCAACAACTTCACTGCTTGTAAACATAGGACGGGGTGTTGTTATCGCATCCGTAGGAGCTGGAACGGTCACGAACACGGGTGGGTCGCTTACATCTAACTCGGTTATGTTAGGAGCAGGAACAAACGATAGCAAGGTCGCTACAGACATTACCTCCAACGGTGGTGGAAAACTTATCCTTGGTACGGCTGGTACAACAGCTGGCATCCTTACCTTACAAAATAATACAAGTGGGTTCATAGACATCAAGGCGGTTGTTGGTACTGCGCTAGGATCAAGCTCTTGGGTAGTGCCTGCCGCATTATCAGAGACCTTTGTAGGTAGGGCAACAACTGACACATTCACTAACAAAGACCTTACTTCTGGAACAAATACTTTCCCAACATTCAATCAGAATACGACTGGGTCAGCGGCTACCCTTACGACTTCCCGAACAATTGGTACGCTAACAGGGGATGTTACTTCAACTGGTAGTGGTTTCAACGGATCAGCTAATAATACTAACTCTACGACCGTCACAAGAATTAACGGTACGGCTCTATCTGGGCTAGCTACAGGTATTTTAAAGAACACCACGACGACAGGTGTGCCGAGTATTGCAGTTGCAGGAACTGACTATGAAGTCCCACTTACCTTCTCTACTGGTCTTACTCGTTCTACTAATACGATCACAGTCAACACAAGCCAGAACATTGCTACGCTCTCTAACCTTACGTCTAACGGATCAGTCCAAACAACAGGGGGAACAGGTGCACTATCTATCGTAGCCAATACGGGTACAGGTTCAAACGTACTTGCTACTTCCCCGACTCTCGTAACTCCAGTACTAGGAGCGGCAACGGGTACATCTATCGCTCTCGGTGGTGGTACAGCCCTCACGACGACAAACCAAACAGGTACAGGCAACTTAGTCCTTGCAAGCTCTCCAACGATCGTGACCCCTACTATTGCTTCATTTACTAATGCTACCCACACACATACAAACGCTGCTGGTGGTGGAACACTCGGAGCAACTGCTCTAGCCCTTACGGTCTCAACTCAGACGAATGCGGGTACAGCTGCGGGTTCAATCAACTATATTAATTTAGGTGGAATAAAGATGGCCTGGGGAGTATCGGCTAACCAGACATCCTCTGCTGCAGGTATTAACTACACTATTACTCTCCCAACTTCATTCTTTACTACTATTACGAGTGTCGTAGGAACAGCCGCTAATATGACAGTGGACGGACGCCAGTATGTCGCTGTAGGATCGTTCAACACGACAACTGTTACTTTTGGATTTATATCTCCTGGTGGAGCAGCAACTACCGCCGTTTCGTGGCAAGTAATGGGAACATAAGGAGATAATATGCCAACATCAGACGCTTTTTCGATACCAGTAAATGGACACGACCCAGATAAAATAGACGTGATTGCTATGTCGTCGGTTATCCCGATGCTTAACGACAATACAAGGATTCCTACGAGTGGAGCTGTATTCACCGTCGAATCAACGCTAAACGATAAGATAGATAAGAAGACTGCTATACGTTATTACATTAACGGCATCTCTCAGAATGGTACTCCGAATACGGGTGATATCATTATGTGGACAGAAACTATCAATACAGCTGGTGGGACAACGGCCTCATACGTCACAACTCAGGGAGCCACTAGAACTTCAGGTGGAACGGCACTATGTTCTACGATTTTCCCAGACTCGATTCAAACGAACTTTATTGATTCGTCGGGAGTGTACGCCCAAGGCCTCCCTACAATTACAAGTAATAAGACAGTCTCAATTCCGTTTACAAAGCAGGCTTTTGCAGGAGTAACAATTCTGAGTATTAATGCATTAGGCTCAGTCTCTATGGGAACTATCCCCGACGGAGTTGTCGTCAAGCTGCAGCTTATAGGGATCGCAGCATAGTGGCTACAGATAAAGAATTCATCGTTAATAAGAAGTTTCTGATAGTATTCGTATCTATTCAAGTCATTATTACGGGTCTAGTACTTTATGCGCTCCTATCTCCTAAAGTGGTCACGGTTCATGTAGAACGAGTGGATCAGTCATATAATGTTGATGTCCCACTATCTATACAGGTTCCAGTTCTTTAACTAAAAGTGTTAGGGTATACTTTATATATCGAGACTATATCTATTAGAGTAGTCGATCTAAGGATTCCTGGACGATAAAATCTAATTTTATTACGGAGAATTTATGGCAACTTACGGACGAACAAATTACACAGACCCTGGTTATGGAACGGCCACACACGTCGACTATAGTACCCCTACTGGGACAAATGCGCCTGGCCCTGTATTAGCTCAGGCACCAGTAGTTAGTGGAGACAATCTTTTCAATCTCAGCGGAATATCTGGACTATTAGCAAATGGCCTCCCTGGCCTTGATCTCTCAGGTTCAGATTCACCAACTTACTCAGCAGCAGCCAGAGGGAGCGGTGTATCGTACGATCCTTCTGTCGTAGCCTACTATGACGACCAGGAGACAGCTGCACGACAGGCCCTCGACCGTCTTAACGCTCAACGTGGTATAGGACAAGGAAATATTGCTGGATCTTACCAGAGCGCCTTAAATAGCCTTCTTAGTAGCAACGGACAAGCAGAACGAGATGCTGGCATTACAAAACAACGAACGATTGATGACAACGTAGCAGCCCGTTCAACAGTGGATCAGACGGTTGCTCGTCAGGCTCAAGGTCTCCGACGACTACTCGGTAACTCTTCTAGTGCTGCACAATTTGCAGCGCCTTTAGCCGTCGCTCGTCAAGGTAACCAACAACAGGGCGCTATCCAAACATCCTTTGGACGTAATTTACAGAATATTGACATTGCAGATGAAGACCGAAAGAGAGCATTTGGTTCAGCCCAAGAAGATCTCAACCGACAGCGAACGGCCCAAGAGAACCAACTCAACGCTGGACTACTTCAAACAGAAGCGGGACTTAATGAAACACTTTCTAACATCGCTCTTCAGAAGGCACAGGCACGAGGACAGAACTACGCACAGGCTCGTGGGGTACTTACGCCTTATAACGACCGTGTGTCTAGCCTACTCAGTCAGATCGACCAATTAGGAGCTAACCCTGCCATTGCCGCTAAGAACGTGGCGTTCACAGCACCATCACTTGACCAGTACAACACCAGCGGCATCAAGGTGGCGCAAGGTCAGACACCAGCTCAACAATCAGCGGGACAATACTTCAATATATTTGGTGAAGACCAAAGAAAGAAACTAGGATTAGCATAATGGACTTACGTAAATTACTAGGAATTCTTAACGAGACAACACAAAACATTCAACAACCAGCAGAACAAGCTGTACAAGCTATGCGGACAAGTATGGTAAAACCTGGATATGAACAAGCCGCAAGGGATTATGAATCTGCCTTTCAGCGTGGGGATTTTAACAGTCCTTACATAATTGGACAAGATCCAGCGAACTTCGGCTATCCAGAAGATATTACCACACAGCCGATTCGACCAGTCTCTCGACCAATGGTGCAACAGCCCAACCCTATTCGTATAGCTGGTCTACAAGCGTTGACAAACTTCCGTCCAAACATGCCACTGAACCCACAATTCGGAGCAACCGATCAATGGGATGTGAACTCACCCGATGCTATCTACCCTCCAAACGACCCAAGATCACGATCAAAATTTAGATACTAAGGAGTCCCTGGTGCCTTATACAAAGAAACAAAGATCTGATAAAGGTTTTGACTTCTTCGACCCTAACGGTAAGAAAATTACCATTGAACAGTATACCCAAGGCACGGGAGAGAACGGTAGTGAACTAAGGAAGAACCTCGCAAATGCTGGTGACAAACAATCTGTCAATATGCTTAGGTCTAAGACACCTATAGAGAATCTAGCAGACTTTAGTCGAACTCTTGGTGCTGGATTCCAACAGACCGCAGGTAGTATTGCCGACTTAGCAATTCAAGGTGGTGGTCTTATAACTGATCTAGGCATCAAGACTAATCCTCTTACTAACAGTCGACAGAAGGCAGCTGCGACACTAAACTTCGATAAGTCACTTGCAGGCGGGGGTTCATCCGAGTATCTACGTAAGCTCCTTCAAAGCCAAACGGATATTGAAGGTAAGAAGATCATAGGCACGAGTGACGTTGACCAAAGTGCAACCAATATTGCAACTGGTAGAGCTACGCCGAGTGACGTACTTAACGTCGCTGGTAAGGCGGCACAACTCGGTATAGATGCCACGTCGCTCCTTAACCCAGTTGCGCTCGCAAGAGGTGCAGGTGCTAAACAAGTAGCGAAAACAGCCGTAAGGGATGCGGCATTTTACGGTGGTACACAAGGTTTAGCCACAGGTGCACAAGTGCTGGGTCAGACAGGCGACATAAAAGAAGCCCTTAAAAAAGGTGGGGAAGCTGCTCTACTTAGTGGTGTTACCCAAGGTGCACTTGATGTCGCAGTACCTCTCTCTAAAGCGATTGTGAAGGGTACCAAAAAGGCAGCTACATCGAACCCTGCACGTGAAGCTGCTACGCAACACCCAGCCGTATTACAATACGACGCCGAATATAACAACCTGGCTCAGAAGTATGACACTCTCCCTGCTGGCTCCTCAGCACGCAGGGATGTATCTAAAGCTATGGCACAGCTCATGGTGGAGAAAACTAATACTCGTAAAGCCATTGAACGCAGGGTCGCCCAGACTGGATCTATTAAGATTCCTGGAAAAAATGACTTAGAGACGTCAATCCCTGCTGGCAGAGGATTGGGGCCTGTCGCCCAGGAAGGGATATCTAGCCAACCTATCAATGTAAAGCAATACGTAGCAGAGCAGCGTAAAGCGCAAGAGGCAGCACGAAAGTCAGCATCACTTAGCGGTATTTCGAAAGCAAAGAACGAAATTAGTACGAAACTTATAGATAGTTTTGCTCCTATCGAGGACACCCTTAAACGAGCAAATAAGAATGGTGCGGGAATACAAATTAGTGACGCAAATCACATTACACCTCAACTAGATCGTGCTATTCGTGCGGACACGATTGCAGGGCAGTACATAAACGACAAGGGATTAGCTAAGGTTATTCAGTCCGTTCCAGACACAAGTGAATTCGACCAATACCTTATTGCAAAACACGCCGCTGACCTAGAAGCTAATGGTGTTAAGACTGGAAGAAACTTAGATGCGGACGCACAACTCGTACAACAACTAGACACAAAGTATGGGCAGCAGGCGGCACAGATTAAACAATATAACGATGGGCTACTCGACTTAAGTGTAGAGTATGGTCTTATATCTAAGGACCTCGCAGATGGACTGAAAAAGAAATATCCAAACTACGTGCCCGCTAACCGTATCTTTGGTGAGGATGAGATCAATACCAACAAACTGCGTGGGGGTGGTAAGGCCTCTATTGGCCAGCAAACGGTAGTACAAAGGATCAAGGGGTCTGAACGTGATATAGAAAGTCCACTTGCATCAATCGCCAACAAGACGACGGATGTGATTGCACAGGGTGAACGAAATAAAGCAGCATCTATTCTTGCAAGTTACAAAGATCTTCCTGATAACCCTTTTAACCTTCGTGAAATGAAGCCAGATGAGACTGTTGGTGCTAAATCGGTCATATCTTACTTGGACAACGGAAAAGTCCGCAGATTTGAGACTACTCCAGAGATTGCAGCGGCAGCTAAGGCACTCAATAAGGAACAGATCGGCTTACTCGGTAAGATAGTCCGTATTCCAACTCGTGTACTTCGATTAGGCGCAACTGGTGTAAATGTCGGATTTACTCTTGCTAACATTGCGAAAGACCTTGTATCTGCAGCCGTTAACTCAGAGCATCCATTAAGGGCATCTGTATTTAACCCAGCTGTTATGAGGCGTGCTGCAGCTTCGGCTCTTAATCACAATAGTAAGTCTTACAAAGAGCTAGTACGTGAGGGCGCTGGTGGAACTTCGTTTGATATTGCCAGGGACGCACCAGTACAAACCGTAAAACGTATCAGGTCTGAGAAGAACGCTGCCACAAACATAGCATATACGGTTACGCACCCAGGAGAACTTTTACGTGCGGTTGAAAATATAATCGGACGTAGCGAGGAATTCAGTCGTGCATTACAATACTACGGAAACAAGGAGGCTGCCCTCGCAAAGGGGCTGAACGAGTCTGATGCCGTACGGTACGGTGCTCACTCAGCTCGTAATAACACTGTAAACTTCGCACGTGCTGGTGAATGGGGTGCTGTACTAAATAGTGCGTTGCCTTACTTAAATGCTGGTATTCAAGGAGCGAGGACTTTCAACCGTAGCCTAGTCAAACATCCAGCTCAGACACTTACAAAGGTTGCATTATTAGGTACACTTCCTGTTCTTACCACAACAGCGTGGAACCTGGCAGATCCTGAGCGACTTGCGGCTTATAACGATATTTCTGATTACGAGAAAGAAGGGAATATCATAATTATTCCACCACACCCAGTTAAAGATCCCGAGACTGGCCGCTGGAATGTTATTAAGATACCCGTCTCACAAGAAATAGCAGGGCTTAATAACATTGCCAGAACGGCCTTAGAGACGGCTACGGGAAATGGAGAAATTAATATCGCTAAGACTCTCGGTGATTTGATCGGCACAACTACTTCAATTGACACTGGATCATTCAGAGACTTATCTAATAAAGTAATTCCTCAAGCCTTGAAACCAGCGATAGAAACACTAACCAATGAGAACCTCTATTCGGGTAACCAAATCGTCCCCGACAACCAAAAGAATCTACCTGCCGCTGACCAATATGGTGAATATACGAGTGGTACGGCTAAAGTCATAGGGAAATTGACAAATATTTCTCCTAGAGTGATAGATAACGCTATTAAGACTTCTGCTGGTGGGGCAGGCCAGAATATCGTTAACAAGGTAGACGCTGCATTAGCAGCCACGGGTGTTATAGATCCTTCTGAGGTTCAAGGTAAAACAATCGAAGAATCTGTTACTGGACGGTTCTTCGGAGCTACAGCTAAACAGACCAAAGATACCATCACTGAGGCATTTGATAAGGCACGTAAGGACCTTACTAAAACTGATGGATATAAGTCCCTCCCACAAGAAGAAAAAGCTAAAGCGCTTAATCGTCTAGAGACAGACATAAAAGCTATTGCTTACTTTAAAGCCGATTCGGAAAATCCAAATGATAAGTATGAGCCAGAGAAACTGACAAAGAACCAACAGGCATTCTTGGACGGCACACGTACGCTAGAAGACTACCTTATCTCCCCAGAGCAGGCAAAAGCCACAGAATCCAAAGCGAAAGCCAAAGCAACTGCCGAAAAGAAAGCTGCCACTACCGCTGCTAAGGCGACGACTGTCAAGACCTCAACCGCTAAATCAAGTGGAACACGTAAGATCGGGTTCAAAGCACCTTCTAGTGGTGGGTTCAAACGTACACAGTCTACAGCTGCTATCCGAAAACTACTCTCGGCAGCTGGTCAAGGTATTAAAGCTAAGAGCATAGGATAACCAGATGCACAACCCTATAATTAAGACAGGAAAACAATCATGAACGTTACTCAATTTATCGCCAAAGTCTATCTCACAAGCAACGGTAAAACGGCTACTTTAGCTCCTACCTCTCCACGTTATACAAAGTTTTTGGCGCTTGCTAATGTCCTCCAAGACGACTGGCTTTCTGAGCCTGACATTCAGTGGAATTCTCGTTATGAACGCCTCTCACTCGGCGCTATTACCTCTGACCGTGTATCAATGGACGAAGACATATATGAATTTAGCAAGCGTGAGGGTGACTACATTACTATCACAGGTACAAGCGGAAATATAAGCTACTGGTCACTCGTCACCCCAGAAGAGTTTAGACAATATCAGTACAATAATACTTGTGCGGTTATTGGTGATGAACTTGTCTTTGCTCGTACATTCATATCAGGAGATAACGAATACGGCGGAGAAGTAATCGTTCCTGTTACGATGAAGCTTGATCCACTCGTCAATCCTAACGATGACATCTTAGTCGATGATCCTAACTGGCTTGTCTATGCAGTAGCTGCAGAGCAAGTACGTAACACCGTGACGAAGCTGTCTCAGTATCCCGCTCTTATCCAAAAAGCGAACAATATCATGATTAAGATGAAGCAGAAAAATGATGCTCAATTAGATCAAATCCCTATGGCACCATCAGTCCTTGGTGAGTCTTGGGGTGCTACCTATGCCGCTACTGGTTGGTACGGTAATTCAGCAGGGCAACCTCTTGGTTGGGATGACTAATGTCGTTTATCCCTCAGCAAATTAAGCCACCCAAGATCGAAAGACTTTCTACTCGTTCCTGGATTGAAGGATATAACTCTACCTTAGACGTAGGGCGTACACCTTCCAAGGGGCTTGTTGGGGCGACTAACGTTCTTATATACCAAGATGGAACTGTCGGTCCTCGACCATCACTCGTACAGTATGGGCAGACCCCCGTTGGTACTATTCTTGGTGAAGTTGGTGAGTTTCTGGATTCCGTCACCTTAGATAAGTGGCTTATTACTCTACAGAATGTCTCTGGTACCACCAAGGTAACCATCTCAAAAGATGGCGGAGCCTGGATCATCCTCAATGGGAAAACGTACGATAACACTGCTCCAGCTCACTTCGTACAAATAGACGACAAGATGCTAGTAATGAATGGTGTTGATTCCCTCAGTTATGTGAATATCCCCACTCAGACAGTCGTGCCTTTCGTTGCACTCACCACCCCTCTAGTCCCGACGATAGTAGCTACGGGACTTTCTGGAACTACATATACTTACTACTATACGATCACAGCTAACTCTACTGTGGGGGAAACAGCAGCTTCTCCTATCGCCAATAAACAGGTATCACTTATACGTGGTGCATGGGACGCAACGACGAACTACCTTACGATTAGTTGGACGGCGGTACCGAGTGCCCAGAGCTATAATCTTTATGTAGGAGAAACCCCAGACGAGCAATATCTGATTGCCTCTGCTATCACAGGACTTACCTATAAAGACGATGGGACAGCTACCAAAGACGTCACCCGTACTGCTCCTGTAGCCGACACAACCGAAGGCCCTAAAGTAACTAGGGGTACGGTCATCAACGGGCAGGTTTTCCTTACTGGTGATGCAGATAACCCACGGTATGTACGCTATGGTGGTTCTGGTATATCGGCTCTGGACTTTTCTCCTTATGGCGGAGGAGGATGGATCGAAATCGGGCGGGGTACAAAAGAATTCCCAGTAGTCGTGAAACCCTTTAGGACAGGGCAAGGTACACCTACACCTATGGTCATCTGTCGTGGAACAAATGGTGCTGGTAAACGCTACACTATGACAAACGCTTCTGTAACCGTAGGTGATGAGATTATCCCCTACTTCGATGTCAAGGAAGACAACGGCCAGGATGGTACAGACTCTCCAGATGGTGTGGTCTCTTATCGAGACGCCCTATGGTATCCGTCTAGAGGGGGCTTCAAGACTACAGGAACTAAGCCACAACTACAGAATATTCTCTCAACTACAACCGTTTCAGAAACAATCCAACCCGATGTCGTCAACCTTAATATCCTAGCCATGGAGCAATGTGTCGGACTTGCATACGATGGGCGTATTTATTGGGCGCTCCCTGTCGGTTCTGCCACTAATAACCAAATATGGGTACTTGACTTAGATCGCCAGGGGGCATGGATGCTCCCATTCAATATCTCTGCCGATTGGATGTCGCTCTACGAAGATAACTCAGGTAACACTCACCATCTTGTTTTAAAAGACAATGTTATCTTTGAACTAACCGACTCGCAAGCAACAATGGACAATATGTCAGCTTTCCCAACTAATATTACGTCAGGTCAGCTGCGCTTCTCTGAAGACGGTGAAGTATGGGCAACTGTCACAAGAGTAACATTCGTGTTCCTTCGTCCACGGGGAACTATTAACGTGGCAGTATCTGGTAAGACAGAAGATGCCCAGCTTGCTACAGTCGGATCTGACTCATTCTCAAGTGTGTCTACAGCCGTGGGATGGGGCGAGGCGGCGTGGTCTACACTTCCTTGGTCTACCACCTTAGAGGTTCCGATTTCTTATGGAAACGCTCGTGAGAAGATCGCTATTGAAATCGAAGAAGACATGAACTGGGTGACATGGTCAGTAGATACGACTACAGCTAATACAGCTTATCAACTATCAGATGTAATTATCGAGTACGTAACTATTGGATTGATAGATTCAGATGATTAGCATAACTATAACAACAAAATTATAATGAAAGCATAAAAGGATAAACTATGGTCTTAATTACAGATAAATTTCATAAAGCAAGTAACGGGACACGAGCAGAGGCTACCACCCTTACGGCTCAGAAAGCACTTGCTGCAAGCTCTATCTCAACAGCTGCACTAAATGGTTGGCCTACAGATACACCCGTAAACTTCCAACTTTATACAACCGATACGCAAGGGAACATTGTTCCAGGTTCCCAATCTGACTGGGTAGGTATCGTATCTGGTACTACTATTACTCAGCTGCAACTTACTGGTGGATCAGATGACATTTACCCTATTGGAACGATCGTTGTGTGTCTCCCTACTTCTGACTGGGCAGACTCTCTCGTAGAGGGTATTCTTACTCAACACAACCAAGACGGTACGCACGGAGCTGTTACAGCGTCCTCTCTTACGTCTACAAGCGGTCTTACAGTATCTGGTGGAACAGTTACCCTTCCTTCAGCATCAATCGCCCAGACAGCTCTTCCTACAGGTACACTCGTGCAAGAGGTTGCATCTAGTTCAAACGCAGTCGCCACAGGTACGACAATAATCCCGCTTGATGACACGATCCCTCAGAACACAGAAGGTGACCAATATCTTACAGTCACGATTACTCCTAAAAGTTCTAGTAACCTCCTCATAATTGAATCTACGGTTATGGGTGCACACTCAGTAAACGCTCACCTTATACAGGCGATGTATCAAGATTCAACCGCAAATGCCCTCACGGCTACTGCAGTGTACCAGGCAAGTCCACAACAGATTATGACCTGGACATCACGCTACACTATGACTGCTGGAACGACCTCTGCCACAACATTCAAGATACGTGCTGGTGGTTCAGCAGCAGGAACATTTACATTCAACGGCTCCTCTAGTGGTCGCTTCTTTGGGGCAATTACAAAGTCTAGTTTAGTTGTTAGAGAGATTAAGGCATAAGGAGATAATCATGGCACGAGATATTGGACTTAAGACTTTAACGGCGACATCTGGAAATCAAGTTGTTACCCTTCCCTTCACTCCTACTTGGATGCGGCTCACTGCTCGAACCACGGGTATTAAACCGTTCACTGGGTACATTGATAATGGAGATCAGTATAGTTTTGGTGATGATACGTCTGGAGCCGTGAACAAGGCGATAAAGATTCGTAATACATCAGGTACAGTCGTAATGGAAGGCACATGGGTAAGCTTCACTACCAATGCCGTGACGTTCAACCTAACAACCTTTACCACAGTACCGCAGATGCTACTAGAATTTGGTAACTAGACATGAGGGACAAGATTCTCACTATACTCGTAGTAGTACTTGTCCTTTTAAATGTAGTTAGCATTTCCAGTAATGTAAGAACAAGTCAAGCTCTTCAGACTATACAAAGTAAAGTAAGCAAAATTCCCCAAGAGCCAATTGTTTATGTAGGTAAAGATGGGTATACCCCTAAGAAGGGCATTGATTATAACGATGGGAAAAATGGTTCCAACGGTATAAACTCTATCAGCTTTGTAACGACTGAAACTATAATTAAAGAAGTCCCTCTGATAGGAGAGAAGGGCGATCAAGGCCCAATTGGTGAGAACGGTAAAGACGCTCCTTATCAACAATTACGAGTGAATCAAGATACCGAAGATATAGAGAATAAACTCTCAGACGAAAAATACTGGAGCATTCTTATCCCATGTTCTAACTACCGCCTGGAGTGTCCCGATGCAAACTAATTCAGACAAAGACTTCCAAGATCTACGGGATAAAGTTAACCGTGTTGATCAACGTATGGAGGAGATCGTTCTCCCTGCTCTTGATAAGATAAATAACACACTTGGTTCTATGTCATTCCTCCCAAGAACAGAGTACGATAAGGACAAAGAGGCATATATACTGTGGAAGCAGAGTGTAGAAAAGTTTATGAATGATGCAAAACCAGCTGTTAAGTTCTTTAGTGCCCTCAATTCAAGGTGGACACAGATACTTATAGGTGGACTTATTGTCGCAGCTGCAGTAGCCGTTGCAAGTCAAATTAATAAGATTGGAATATTCTAATGAAATTTATCACATTACCCAGGGTGCTTCTTGTAATGTTCCTTGCACTTGTTGCAGGGTTCGCCTTCCTCCTGTTAGCTCCCGTAGAACCTCTTAAAGTGAACAGTGTTACAATTCTCGGGGATAACTTTAAAGCTGGTGGGGAGATGAGCTTTGTCATAGACAGGTGTAAGAACGTCTCTAGTGCAGTACCAGGTACAGCTACACGTTACTTTGTGAACGTAAAGGATTCTACTAAGCCTGACATCTTTATCTCCAGTACAGACGACCTTGGTGAAAAAGGTTGTGCAGTTGTTAAGCGGACAATGGATATCCCTTCACATATTAAGGATGGAGTGTATAAGCTCAAATTCGTCACAAGATACTACCCATCTGTGCTTCGTGAGCCTGTTAAAATCGAATATACTACCGATCAGACCTTCACTGTTAAAGGACAAGAGGTCTCTGCTCAGCTCAATCTCATCATGGAACAACTGAATCAGATTAAGAATAACCCAGTTGCAAGTACTCTCTTTATCCCTACTCCTCAACCAGTACAAGTGCCATTCCAACAACCAGAATCAAC